CCAAGTCCTCTCGTTTAATCCATAATGCCGTTGCCATTTCTTATCTGTATTTTAATGAGCCTCTTGATGATGTGTCAATGGGTCGTGTTTGAGCAGCATCCCATCCGTTAGGAACGAGCTTACTGGTAGGTACCCCTTCTTTGATTGCCTGCTCGGTGCTTACGAGCTTGTCATTGTCCAGACCTTCGTTAGGTAGGAACTTACCACCCTGCCGCTTGCGGAAGTAAACCAAACGCCTCCAAGCGTGGTGGCAGAACGCTCCACCTTTCCACTTCCAGATAGAGTACACGCTCTGACCTTGCGGGGCAAACTGACCATTCTCTCCGCTAAAGCTCATCATATCTATGTCCTCCTTGCGAAATACAGTTCCTCCGTTTGCTGCTCCTACCATCTCACGGCAGAACTCACGGGAGTTGCTGCTGATGTTACGGGTGTACGCATAGCGTATCTTGTAAAGTCCGCTATCAAAGCTGCTCTTGGATTCCGAGTTACTGAAGTCCTCTACGGCAAAGTTGTACTGGGTAGCGAGGTGTGTGTCCTCGTTATCTGGGTCGTTGACTACCTCATCGCTGATGAGTTCCCATTCTTCTAAATCAACGACCTCACCCTTTCCCCGCAGAGCATCTATCCACTTATGCTCATCATCTTTAGAAAATTCGGGTACCTCGCTTTTGAACTTGTGTGACTTCATCTGTGAGATGATAGTAGAGGAGTTGCCCTTAAAGAGAGCGTTGGCAACCTGTGGGTCAAACTGGAGCATCTGTACCAAGAACGTGATGGCTTGGTCTACCGTTAGAATGCCATCCTTTACGCTCTGCATAATCTGCAAAGAGCTTGCAATCTGCGCTCCGTTGTATGATGCCTCTTTTTGGATTAGCTCCTCGTTGGCTTCACTTACCTGCATTGGCTCAATAGAATCTGTTTTAACGCCTGTTGCTTCTTCTACAACCTCCGCATCTTGTACCTCCGTTTCGGTGAACTCCAAAGGCTGAAGCGTCTTAAAGTACAAGTTGAGGCTGATGTCGTTGTAAGCCAAGATTTGGTCTATGCCGTCAAGGATAATCTCCTGCTTGGGTCGGATGACAAGGTTATCCAAAAGCATAGAGGCGGTCTTCAGTTCATCGGCATTGTTGCCAAGTCCTGAATTGTCCTTGATGCCCAAGAGCATAGGGCTTACAATGCGGTGAGAAACCATTATCTTCTGTGCGGCCTCATCAGATAAGAACTGATATTGAGCAGCAGCATCCGATAGCTGAACGGTGTCAATGGTGGCTGCAAGGTCTTTGTTATCATTGAAGGCAAGGATGAACTTACCAGAGTTTGAGCTGCCGCTATACTTTTGAGCAATCTGATTCTCTATCTGCCTGCGCTCTTCTTCACTCGGCACACCATTATTGAAGTTAATCAAAAGTGATGGGCTTAAAGAGTTCTGTACGTTGTTGATGTGGTAGTTGGCGATTTCCTCCTCAAGCTCTGAATATGGTAACGAGCCTTGATAATCAACGGGGGAGTAAGCGTAGAAGCCTGCTCGGTAAGGTTTGATGTAAAGAATCTCCAAACCTTCCTTGCTTGCTCCAAACGCAGGTATGCGCACGGGAGTTTCTTTTCTGCTTGCTACATCTGTCCAATTTTTGGCGTAGTAGTAAGCATCAATGTCCCCCTCATCGTTTGTCCTTGCAGCTCTTAATGTCTCAATAGGAATGTGCTGAACCTCTACAATCATATTGTGGTCTGCGGAGTACACCACTTGAAAGGCACATTGCCCCATCATAACGTAGTCAGCGACTATCTTCTGAAGGCAGGGCTTGGTGAACAATCCACGCATCGCTGCATACTCGCTCGGCTTTGAGGCAGAATCCGTTGCATCCAGTCCCTTACCAAAGGTCAAATCCATCAAAGAGTTGAGGATAGCGTTGTTGGTGGGTGAGCCGTTGTACCTGTCAATCAAATACCCGAAGTAGTTATTGTCCTCTCCGTATTCAATATAGTCCTTGCCCTGCACCTCTTTAATGACAGGCGTGGTGTAGGAGCTGAAGTTCACAACGTGGACTTTAGATGATGATGTACTCATTATTGTAGCTTGTTTCTTCGGTGTAGACGTTTTGGTTCACCGTAAATTTCTCGTAGTCTGTTTGCGAAGTTACGAATACCCTATCCCGATATATTAGATTTCCCGATGCAAAAACCTTTAAGCCATAGAATCTATTGTTGACAAGTACGAACGTGCCTGTAAGGGTCATAAAACCATTAGCAGAGGCAGCCGTAACCGCAGGTGTTGCGGTGGTGTTTGTTGATTCATCAATCAGCGCAATCGTAACGCTCGCAGGGAACGTGCGTGGTATGATTACAATCGCTTGTGGTGAGGCTGATACTTGAAGGATATGCATCTTAAATAAATAACCTTTTAATTCCGATTTGTTTGAAAATAGAAAAGGGGCTTACGCCCCTTCAACTATTTTACCTTGCGGTAGGTTACGAGTTTGAACCCACGACAATCGTTTCAACTGCACCTGCAAGTCCTGCGAATGGATTGGCAACGGTAGCACCTGCGATGAAGTTGGCAGGTAGTTGCTCCTGTCCCTCCATTGTCAAAGTGTAGCCAGATAGGTCACCCATTGCAGCACCAGTTACAATCGTTCCACCCGTTACTTCGGCTCCGTAGTTCAGACCCATCATAAAGGCGTTGCCGTTGTAGTCTTGCACCACAACATAAGGCCGACCATAAGCAAGCAGCTTCAATTCTTTGTTGTCCTCCTTTGTGAGTTTGGTCAACGTAAGATTCAAAGTCTGCGTGAAGAAGGTAGTACCATTGTCACGGCTTGAGTTGAAGGTCTGCTCAAAAGATGAGTTACCTTTTACAAGATATTGGTAAGCAGAGAAAGTACCACTGATGTTGGTAATTTCATCGTTGGTGAGGGTTACCGTACCCAAGTCACCGAAGTCTACAAAGTACACGGCATAAATGCCACCTACTACGTCTTTACAGGGTACTGCCCTGCCTTTAGTTAAATCACAAGCCATTGTTTCTTTGTTTTATTAGAATTAAAAAAGAGGGCGAGGACATAGCCCAAGCCCCCTCTTGATTTACATTAGCTCGGATTACGAGTAAAGAACTACGTCTGAACCGATGCCGTACTGAACTCCTGCGAAGAAGCGTAGGATAACGCGGATGTTGTCTGAACCGTCAAGGTCAGCCATATCAAGAACGCGAACTTCGTTACGCTCGTTCAAGAGACCAGTTCCAAAGAATAGGTTTGAAGATTGAGCAGCGACCATCTTGTTAGAAGGAAGACCGTTGGCCATTCCTACACGGATGCCGTCAAAGAACAAATCTCCGTTGCCGTACCAAGTAGTGCCTTTATTGTCAACACCATTTGCTCCAAGACCTGAAGTTCCGAATCCACCAAGAGCGCGGACATAAGCCTTCGCTACGTTTTGTGGAACGTAGATAGTCAAGTCCTCCTTGCCGTAAAGGGCAGAAGGGATAGCGTCTACAACTTTACCAAGCTCTGTGATTACGTTTGCGGCAGTCACGGTGGTCGCGGTTACGTCAATAACGTCAGAGTCAGCAGTCATCAATGAAAGGAATCCGCTAAATTCTCCTGCACTTGCAGCAGCTCCGTTCCAGATGTTCTGCTCAATTTTTTGGGCAGTCTTTGCAGCAACGTGGGCGATAAGGAAGTCAGCGAAAGAAGCAGGGATGCTATCGTAAGCAGAGAAACCCATTTGACCACCAATCCAAGAATCGTAGTAGTCCTTCTTGCAAAGTTGCAAGTTCACTTGGAATGGCTCAACCTCAAGGATGCGGTCGGTCAAAGTCAAAGTAGAAGTTGCATCAAAATCACAAGTGGCATCTTTTACGATGTCGTTAGTGTTCACCTTCTGAAGGGTGGTGCGGTAGTTTACGTTGGGAAGAATCTCAATGAGACCTTTGTCCAAAGTGTTTGCGCTCAAAAGAGCAGCAGAGATGTACTTACTGGCAAATTGGCCAGCGTACGAAGTGGTGATTGAAGTAGTTGTTGCCATTGTTTATTTGTTATTTATTCATTCGTGCAAGGACTCGGTCAATCGTCTTTTCGGGGCGGTTTGAACTCATCTTTTGAACTTGCTTTGTCTCTGGGTTGTGCTTGATGGCTTTCGCAGCAGGTGCGGCAGATAGTTCAGCTTTCATAGCTTTCATCTCCTCCTTCTTGGCATAACTGCCCATCTCCTCACGCATCCCTTTCATTTCTTCGCGCATCATTGCAATCTCCTCAAGAACTTTCTCAATGATTGCTACAACCGCAGGGGCTTCTTCTACCATTGGCATATCAGCCAATTCGGTAGGTACTTCAACCTCTACTGCTACTTCAGCAGCAGGGGCATCTTTAATTTCAGCGATTACGCCTTCTTCGGTGATGACCAAAATACGGCCATCCTCTAAAAGGTGTTCGCCAACTGGAGCTGCAACTCGGTCTTCTCCACTAAGGATAAACACTTCGTTGCCTGCTTCAAAGGCTTCAGCCTCAAGAACGGCACCGTTCTCAAGGTTCATTGTTGCCAAGCTTACATTCCTTACGGAAGCAAGTTCGGCAAGGATTCTGTTCAAAATTGAATTTGCTTTCATACTAACTAATTAAAAGGGTTTTGGTTATTTGTAACATTTTTAAGGATTGATAACTACTGTGCCTTGTCCGACAAGCGAGCCAACGCCCTGCGCTTGCAGGGAGCCATCGCAGCAGATTGACTTGTAGGTATTGTCGGGGCATAAGCACCCACGTCTTCCACCTCGTGGGGAAGCAACGGGGAGTTTTTGAGGTCTATTCATTTTTGAGGTCTTCTTTGTGGTATAGGTATTCGCTATCTTCGGTATGCTCTGCGCCTGTCATAAGCCTGCCATCAGCATCTTTATGAGTAAGCCCTGTGTAGAGTTTGCCGTCTGCGGTGTAATGAGGTACGCCTACTGCAAGTTCAAGCTTGCCGAGTTCCTTTAGTTTAGATTCTGCCCATCGCTTACCTGCAAGACCTCCCCATAGCAGGAACGATATTGTGCCGCAGGCTTCGCTATTGCTTTCATCGTAGTATGTCTCGGCTCTTGATAGGTATGAGTACATCCGTGTGATTGTCTCTACCGACAATGCCCTGCCTTGAGCTAACTGCTGCGCCCTTACCTTACCCACAGGCGTAGCGCACTTGTTGCCGTTCTTCTCGTTTAGTTCAATGCCGCGCTTGGCGTTGTTCTTTACCGCATCGGGGTAGTCAGCAAAAGCCTCAAGCTCGGTTCGGGTTCCCGACTTCTTACGACCATCTCTTTTTATGATAGCGATTATTTGCGATAGCATCAACGCTGCCTCTTGCTCCTCAATAATCTCTAACTCCTGCTTGGATAGGTTTAACTTATCAACGAAGTAGCCCTCAATAGAGAACCCACGAAACTCACCACTCTTGACGCGCTGCCAGATGCTATCGTTCTCTATCTTCATAGATACCATCCAAGTGCCTATGGGTAGGTCAAGGCCATAAGCCCTGCTCTTGTCAAGCGTTGCATCTTCAATAATCCAAGACTCTACAATAGTAGTACCCTTGACATCGTAGTCGTGTTCAATGGTAGCGTTGTTTTGGTAGCCGTTCTTAAAGAACAACTCCATCGCTTTGCGGATGGTGTCTTTGGAGAAGTACACATAGTACTCATTCTCGCCATCGGTGCGGTAGATTGGCTTGTCTGGGATAAGGGCTGCGCCCATCAACAACCGCTTCTCTTGGTTTTGCATTGCAAAGACCTCACGCTTCTGCGAGTTAAGAGCAATAAAGTCCTCCTCAATAGCAGGATGCTCTACAAGGGAGATTGCATCAATGCCCGTAAGGAGCATCGTTTCATCTAAAATAAGTTCTATCAGTTTCATATTATCCGAATGTTGCGGTGCGTACCCGTTGGCGTTGTAGTTGTTGTGAGGTCGTTACATCCTGCCCTACGACATAAGCACGGATGGGTTGGTTGAACTGACCACCGATGCTCTGGGCAAGTTGGTTAGTGCCACTCTGCCCTACGATGTTAAATTGAGGTGCAGGAACGCTGCCGCCCCCACCGCCTGCTGCGCCACTTGCAGATGGGGCAGTTGGGGCTGCTGCACCCGAATTAAACTTTGTTGCGGATATTGCCGCTACACGGGCAAGGCCACCTGCTACGGCTACACCTGCTGCAATCTGGGCGCGGACTATGGAAGTAGGGTCACCAACAATTAACTGTGATGCATAAGCCTTTTGCGCTGCGGTAAATGTGGTGATAAGCGTTTCAACAATACTTAAAGCTTTGTTTCTATTGAATGATTTTTGTGCAGCTTCTTCGTTATCCGCATCAAAAATAGAGTTTAACTCTTTTAGGGCAGAGATAGTTCCAAGAGCTGAATCGGTGGCGAGGTCTTGTAGTTGTTGGCGAAAGGCTTTCTCTTTATCTAATCTATCTTTATTGGCTTTATCTGCCGCATCGGTGTCGGCTTTTCTTGCGCGTGCAATACGGATGTTGCGTTCTTCAAGTGCCCAAACCTCCTCATCAGTTAGTTCTTCAAGTTGGTTTTGATAGAACTCTAATTGTTCAATGCTAAAATCGCCCTGCTTACTAATTGCTGCATTGGTGGTTGCGGTAGCATCCTCCATAAGCTGCCTATCCTTCTCAATGCGTTGGTTTATTTCATTGAGGCGAGTAAACTCCTCTTGACGTTCCTTCTCTCTTTCAGCCTTTGACTTTATTGCGTCAGCAGCCTTTGAGTCCCTAACTCGCTTTCTATCGGCTGCATCAAGCGCACGGAGTGCAGAGTCATTGTCAAGAATAGCCTGCTGAATATCCATTTCGGCTTGAGCCTGTCCCTCTACTGCTGACAACCTTGCAATAAGGTCTTGCCCTTCTTGCTGAATTAGTTTCCTTTTCTTTTGGTATATTTCGTCTGCCGTAGCTCCAGATGCTTCAAGCTCTGCTATCTCACGCCTTATTGAATTAACGCCGCCTTCACGGGCTTTGCGCTCCTTGTCAAGAGCATCTGCTCCTGCAAGGATAGCATCGTTGTAATTTTTCCTTGCAGCTTCCGCAGCCGTTAATGCTGCTGCTTCTTCTTCTTCACTAAGAACGAGTTGGTCATATAGCTTAATTGCTTCTTGAATTGCCAAAATAGCAATACCAAACGCAGCAGTTTTTAACGCAAGGTCAAGACCTTTTATTGCGGTGGTGGTTGCTTTTACCGATTGGAACGCTTGGAAGAATGCATCGGACATCCCGCCAGTAAGGTCGTTAATAAGCCCCTTGATAGGGGACAACGCATTCTTTAGGGTGTTGACATCATCTGTACCCTTCTTAATTTTGCCATCACCCTTGCCATCATCCTCAAAGGCTGCGTCTAAATCATCCTTGACCTCTTTAGCCTTTCGCTTTATACCATCAAGGTCTTTACTGATTTTAGCAGCAGCAGGAGCAGCGTTGGTGACAATGTTGATGTCAATCGTTATTTCTTGAGCCATCTCCTTCTAATTATCTTTTTGGTGTCCTGCCAATTACTTGGTATATGGTATTT